TGCCGTAATGACTTGTGCCGTTCGTGTTGTAATGAACGTTCGGTTGATTTGGATGATGCCCCCGAAATTGAACCGTGTGGAACTTGCGGACATTACGAATGTCAGTGCGAAATTGACCGATGGAGACCCGAGGTAAGTGCCGTATCAGTATGTGGTGTATGTGTAGGTGATTTAGGTGAAGAACCCGAACCGATGTTGTGTTCGTGCGGACATCCGTTGGAAGACGAACGATTTGACGAATGCGAGTTTTGCGACCAACAACGGGCAGACAACGAATACCAAGACCAGCAAGAGGCGGAACAACCCGAAGACGAGGATGAGGACGTCCCCAGTGAAACCGAAAGCGTATCACACGATGGTTGCCCCGTATGTTATGAACCGACCGAACATATGACCGTTGATTGCGGACACAAGTTGTGCGTTGATTGTCATAACACGATGACACACGGACACAATTGGAATTGCCCGATTTGCCGACAACGTATGGTGTTGGGTGTGCGAATACCGATGACTGATGCGGAGAAGTTGGCGGATTACGACCGTATGGTTGCCGAAAATCGCCGACTAAAAGCGGAAGTTGCCCGTTTAGAACCACTCGCCCGTAGAAACACACAACGTGCCGAACGTGTTGCCCGTGTTGGCGGACGCAGAACCCGCCGAGCAAATTTGGTGGAGGTTGATGGCGATGAACCCGCAGTTCCAGTTCCAAGACCCGCAAGACAACCCCGAGTTGCCCGTGTCCCCCGTGTTCCAGCAAATCATCCCGAAATCAATTTGGACGAAGAAGACATCGTTGGTGTCGGTGTTAATCCCCGAGAATACAGCGGAGCAGTTGGCGTTCCAAGCACGGTTCAAGTCGTGTTGAATGACGGCGAAGTGTTGGGCGATATTGAGTTCGGGTTGAGACCCCGTTTGAAATGTTGCCGTCAAGGATGCTCCCGAAGAACCCGACGTGTGTGCGATGGATGCCGTAATATCCGTGTGTGTGAGGAACACGGACTGTGTAGTAATTGCGTAGTTGTAGTTTAGATTGGCGTAGTATAATATAATATATCGTATCATATCATAAAAATATAAAAATGAAAGGGTTGGGATTAACCAACGTAAAACCCTAACAAGGGTCATCCCTTTTTTTTTGGGTCTTTGGGTCGCCCTATCCTAATCTCGGGAGAGGGTGTGAATGGTGAATGGTGAATGACGTTTAAATATTCATTTAGTGGGGTTGAATTTTTATGGATAAAAATTTCAGTTTCTAATACCGATTTAAAAACGTCCATTCACATTCACGCATTCACACTATATAATTAAGGGATAAACCCCTTATACGTATTTGACCTCCACGGGGACGGCAGTTGCCTCACGCATTTTGACCTTCATTTCGTCTATGTTGTCATCCAACACATCCACCGACTTTCGCATCAACGGGTCTTTGGATTGAAAAAAGTGCTTCAACACCCATTCGTTTTTTTTCCAATTTTTGCTGGTATTCAAGTCGTCAAACATCTCCATAAATGTATTTGCGTCTGTAATCAAATGCCGACTGCGGTGCGGACACTCGTTAATGAAATGAAGGAACGCTAAACAATAATAACCGCAAGCATCACTCATAAGCGATTGAACGTCTTTAGTCGTATGTGCGATACTAATGCCGAATGTATCCCTAACACGTTTTTTAATAATCTCGGGACAACCGATGCCGAAACTATCAAAGTAGATTGCCTCCCTTGTATCGTTTGGATATACCGCCACTTGAAAGCAAGTCCAATGACTTCCGCCATTTAATGCCCCATCCATATTCACGTCATTTTCCAAATTAATTATATAGGACTTGTTCGCTTGTAATTTGGTCGGCAGTTCATTCTTAAAGTCGCAGAATACCAGCGGAATACCCATACGAGATGCGAGTTCTTCTATTTGGTCGCTTGTCAGCATTATATATTTATACAACAAAATAAATATATAAGTTTTACATTATTCCTAAATTAATACAATCCACGCCCAATCATAGACATTAAATGGGGAGGGAGTTGGGTTGAAAAATGGAAATTAGCACCCGCATTCTGTGATTGAAGTGCTGGGGGAAGTGCGTGATTACTGACATTCAATAATGAACCTCCCATTCCATATCCACGTCCAGCATAAAGTCCCGCACCGTATAGACCGTATCCACCCGTTTCAGCACGACGGATTGCGTCCGCTGCGTCTTGCTGGTCTTGTGTTAGTTTCTTGATTTCATTTACGGTTGCCTTTGCTTGTTGGTATTGTTGCTGAATATCCTTTGCTTGGGAGTATAACTGCGGGTTTGTAGTCTTCAAATAATCAGTTCCCATAGAAGTCAGTTTATCTTTAGCGACACCCATTAGGGCATCTTTTCCAAAAGCAGAACCAGCAGATTTTCCACGATAGTCAGCGGGTTTATCAATATATCCCTTCGCAGCACCCGATAAGGCAGCAACTGCTTCGGGTGGAACGCCGTATTGGGTCGCCATCATACCGAGGGCATCAATACCCTCATTCACTAATGGTTGAAATGCTTTGGCGACACTGTGGATTTCCTTAACTGCCTTCTTACCAATTAATTTTTTGGCGAAACGGTCTGCCTTCTTACCAAAGATAGAACCGCCTTCCACACTCATATTCGCAGACAATTCTTCGGGGGATAGTTGAATAACCGCCCCTTTATTGCTTGAAAATGATTTGGTGATGTGGTTATATTTAGATGGATGGATGATTAGATTTACACCCTCCCCCTTCATAATGCGAACTCGGTGTCCGTTCCTTAATCTTGACATTTGCTTTGGAGAAGCACTAATTTTGACTGCCCTAAAACTATCCATTATATTTTATGATGAGATAAAAAATAATGGGATTTGATGAATTATTAGATAAAGCACTATTCCTAAATTTAAACCCGTGCTCCCGTGAGGATGTCAATACTTACTTCCACGCCATACTCAATAAAGCAATACAAATCAACCGCCTTCAATGACGAGTTGAGACCGATGATGCTGACCGATTTAGGGACGCTCTCTTCCACGGGCAACATACGGGAACAGTTGGTGTAGTAATAACAATACTTGCTCTCAAAGTCCAACTTACCAATTAGGGATGAAGTGAGACCATCAGTCATATCCGCATTCACGGAATTACAACCTTGGAGTTGATTGAGGAACTGCTCGTATGAAAATCGTTGTGTGTTGTATATCATATTTTGACCCGCAACTACGACGTTAAAGTTCGTAAGCAAGGCAAGAGGACTGGTAGTTCCACCCCCGCAACAATCGTAAGGAGACTGAATAGGCAACATCCCAGCATTAGCGGTGCTGGTAAAGAAGGGCAAAATAAGGACACTCTTAATATTCGCAATTCCGTTTGTCAAAAGATTATTAAAAGTGCTGCCCGAAGCAACGTTCAACACTTGATACTGGTAAATATCAGTATAGACCACCTTTTTAACGGGAGACGACAAATAAGCACTCTCATACACGGGGTTAAAAGTGTAAGCGGGGACGTATAACTGAATGGAGTTAGTAAATACGTTAGTGCCGAGTGCCGCTTGGGCGGACACTGGGGGACGACCAACACCGATGGAGGCAACAATAGTTCCAATAACGTTGTAATCAGTCGCAGCACGACCTCCCGCACCAGTAGTAGAAGCACAAATCATAATAGGAGACACACCACCAAGAGGACTGTTAATGGTTGTAGCAACAGAGGAAAAGAAATCACCAGCAGCAGCAGGAACCGTAAGGGTCGTAGTAGTTTGGTTCAAATTTAGGGTCATTTTCATAAACACACCTTTCAACAGAGGCACGTTTTGGAAGAAATTATGAATATGTTTGAGGTGAATAGTCGCCATAATAGACCACTGGACGATGTCAGCAGTTTTAAGGGAGATGTAATTTTTGTATTGAGATGTAAGACGGGCAGCATCCAATAGAGTTCCAAACTGTGCGACACCAACTATATCACCAGCAGCACCCACCACATCCAAACCAGCAGTGACGCCTTCCGTATCAAATGAGATGTATTCTTGGCGTCTCAGTAATCCTTCGTTTCCGTATCTAAAACCCATAAACTGAGCATTCACAATTTCACTTCTCAAGAAATTAACGTTATTACAAGTTCCCACACCAAGCACACTATTACCAGTAGCAGTCCCGTTCGCTCCAGGGACGAACCCCCAAGACAAAGCATCGTCGGGATAAAATCCCATACTTGCTCCATTCGTAATCACGTCTTGATATGATAGGGTAGTAATCAACTTAAACGTGTTATACAACCCTACATACGGAGTTTGCTGGACTATAGTGGTTCCGTTGTAGTCCAGCGTGAAGGAGTGAATAATTGAACCGAACCAATTTTTCAACCCAACATACATATCAGCACTCGTGGCGGAGGCAGTGGGATTAACAAGGGTCGCACCCACTAAATCACTAACGGACAAAATCAACGGAACTGCTAAATATGCCTCACGATAATTCATATACTTATTAGAGTTCGCCAACTGCGAAGTATCTACTACGGACTGATTTCCGTTATAGTTGCCGTTCTGGTTGTCAAGAATATTTAACCAGTCCTTCTTCACAAAAATTTGTGGGGTTCCTTCGGTCATAGAAGACATATCAAACACTAAAGTATCACCGCTCATTTATATAATGGATTGAGATAAAAAAATCCATTAAATACTATTTATTATTCGTTTTTCCTAAAAGTGGATTACATATTGAATTGGATATTTTTGGGTTTCCTTAATTTGATTTCGGGTTTCACCATTAATCGGGAGAGTTTATCCTCAATTGCCCCCCCTAAACCTAATCCAAACGATTTTTTGGCGATGGCGGGGCGATGTGAAATTGAATGACCCGACCCAAGACCCCTACCTCCAGTTGTTGCTAAATAATCCTCCATAGAATAATAGGAAGACCCACCACCCGAACCGCCTTTGTCTAACAGTACTGAACCCATACCAGTCCCGCATCCTTTATTCGTAATAACACGTCCTCCCGCCATCGTGTGTGGTCTAAATAACATTTGTCGTGTCGGCATTATATATACCCATAAGATTAAAAATTATCGCTCTTTTTCTTTTTAAGGTTTCTTAATCTAATCACCGCCATCATTATCGTATTAATCTGTGTAAGTTGTTTGTGTATGTCCTTCTCCTCGCCCTCATCTTTCCCCGTCTTAATATCGCCCATTAGTCGCATTTGTTCTTTGCTAAAGTCTTCCCATATTTTGTTTAGGTGTTGTTCCGTAATGTCGCAATTCATTTTATATATTACCTAAACAAAATAAATTTATCATTAAAAACGCCTCCCGAAACCTTGACCGCCAATATTTCCGTTGGAGTTGCTCCCCGCCTCCATATTTTGGCGGGTGTTTTGAGTAGCACCTCTATCCGCAAGGAAGTCATCCGCATCCTTAATCAATAGTATCAGCGTCATATTCGGGTCTCTTATGTATATTTGTCCGCCCGTGTTAGTAAGAAACTGTAATCGCAACTGATTATAAGTCCCACTTAACATTTTGTTAAAGTTGAATTCAGCGGGTTTTTCAATAATCAAAGCACCAAAATTGACTGCGGGAGCAATTGAATAAATGATGGATGATGGATTGGAATACTTATTATCAATACCCGATACACTTATTAAAAGATTGCTATTGGGTTGAACTTGGGGAGCGGTGCTTGACAAAAAGGATAGGGTCGTTCCAATACCCGAATTCTGTGGGGTTGCGAACCCAGCAACATATCCAACTATTTCATTAAAAAAGGCGGGATAAGTGATGACTGGATTGAACGTTATAGTGGGTAATACAAGACCAGCGGGATTTGTGAAACCCGCTGGTAAGACAGTTGGGACTGCGAATGTATTGGTTTGAACTGCGTAGCGAGTTGGGTTTAATATCAATTCAGCGTAATAAACGTTCTGTCCCGCACCATTTACGAGGTAATGCCCGTTCGCAATCATTACAAACTGGAGGTATTCGTTGATTTGTGCGAGTTCGTATAGACCATCGGGTATTAAAACTTGATATGTGATGGGAGGGTTAGCACCAGTAATCCAATTATAAGAAAATACATTATTGCCGTATGTTGCGTTGATGTTGTCCCAAGAGTAATACATATACACGTTGGATACTGCGAGATAAGCACCCGTTAAATCAACTGAATTGGGAAAGTTATATATAAGTGTATTGTTAAACCCGTTTTGAATAACGTTAGACTGGTTGAATACTATGGTTCTCATTTATATATAACTTGGATAAAATAATTTCGCTAAACTATCTTTTAATTGAAAGGCGACTGGATGCCTTAATAGATTGAATTACTGGGGGCAGATATTCTCGCACGTTGCTTCCACCAAACCTAAACGGGACAGTAATGTATTTATCCACGGGCAATCTATCGGTTATAATTCTTGGATTAAATCCTTGAAACACTAAACCTCCATCAATATCTTTCACGGGCATTATATAATTAAGGTAGAGATAATAATTTGGGAAACTAATTTAAAGACCGTCGCCGACCGTGTGCTTCGTGGGTTTTCACCTCAAAGGCGACCCTCCTTTATACGAAATTCTGTGAATGGACTATGGATATGTGAATGTGCCTTCACGTCCCTTCACACCTCCATTCACCACACCATACTTTACTTTTTACATATTTATATTAAAATTTGACACCATATATCATCACATCATTCACATAACCCATATCGTAATAAACCGATTATTAAGGATGTGAATGCGTGAATGGACTTTTGCGATTATATTATACTACAACTTGAATTTTTTAAAATGAAAATTTACCTTTACTAAATGGACTTTAAACCCTCCATTCACATACACACATTCACACTCCCGTAATATTGGATTATTCCCTCAAACACTTTAAGTTGCCTTAAATGTTATTAGTTCAAACACACTTAAAAACATCTCACCATTATATATAACGATGAGTGTATTAAATAGAACCCCAAAAGTGAAGAAGACTGCCGACTTGTCGCAGTATTATAAGGAATATAGAGAGACGCATTTAGGACATATCCGCAACTTGGATAAAGTCAAATATTACAAAAAGAAAGGATTGACAGATGACGACCTTACAAGATACGGTGAGTTCGCTGGAGAAATGTTTAAACTCAAAAACCTAATCATATCTTTAAGAGACAGAGAACCCATATTACTTGCCGAAATAATAACCCTCGTTGAAACTCTAAAACCCACTACTGGGACAGACGACCAATCGTCTCCCGAGATATTAGATGATATGAATTTTTCGTGAATGCGTGTATATAAAATTTTTAGTTTATTGAATTTTATTATAATAAAAAAAAAAATTGAAATACTTTTTAAACATATATATTTAGGTAATTATCCCATAAAACATTTAGGTTTAAAACATATTAAAAACAACACACATATATATATTAAGAATGACAATCACCAACATATGGAAATTAGCAAACCCGATGCCCCAATATTCAGCATTCAAGGGCAAACCATTTGAAGAACATTTGGATTTAGTCCTAATGAAAATGATTAGGGATGACCCAAGATGTTTAGACGAATGGAAGGAAACATTAGAGAAAATTATTGACCGCACCGACCCCCGCACCAACAAGCAGTATGTAAAACACAAGCAACCATACGGAATTGGAAGACATTACAGCGACGATGACAACTCCAGTATTATCAATATGAAACGGGAAATCAAACATTCGTTAATGGAGTATTTGGGATGGATTGATTTGGATATGGTTAAGGCACATCCAAGTATCATTTGTG